TCAGCGGCTATTGCTAAAACAGTACGAAGGCGCGGGCAAAAATTTGTAGCCGTCGGGTGTCATTATGACATTGAAGAATGGTTACAACCAGATTGGGTATATCAGCCCAGTACTGGCGAATTCACTTGGAGGTCGGTTCAACCCCGTCCACGAGTGGAAATCAGAATCTTTCGAGCAAATTATGAGGCGTGGCGCACATTCAGCCGCCATCACTATTTAGACCACAAATTAAACCCATCAGCACATTTGTATGTAGCAACCATTGACGGACAACCAGCCATTGCGTGTGCTGTTATGCCATTGGTTCATGGTGTGGTTAAAAACGCTAAACGCATTTCGCGTATTGTCACATTGCCTGATTTTCAAGGCATTGGGTTAGCAGGTCAGGTATTGGATGCGATCGGTGGCGGGTTAAAAGATAACGGCTATTCGTTATACCTTACGACATCACACCCAGCAATGATTGGCGCATTGAATCATAGGAACACATGGACAATGGTGCGCAAGCCATCACGCGTAGCCAAAGCAGGTAAGAACAAAGACATGGCAGGATTGGTTTCATCACGCGGGCGGCTAACAACAACATTTAGATATGCTGGCGATAAAGACGAACGATTATTATCTATTTTAGCAGGTGAACGGCGTGTGTAATGTGTTAGCATTGAGCCATGAGGAATCAATATAGTGGCTCAAAACAGTAAGGTACCAGACCCAGAGTTAGTTGATCGTGAGATCAAGGTATTGGAAGCACGCCGCGCAGGATTAACATGGGATCAAATTGCTCAACGCGTTGGGTATGCAGATGCATCAGGGGCTTACCTTGCGTATAAGCGCGCAATCAAACGCACCATGCAACAACCAGCAGATGAATTACGCACAGCCGAATTAGACCGCATTGATCGGTTGCAATTAGCCGTGTGGTCAAACGCCATGAAAGGCGATACCAAATCTGTTCTTACAATCATTCGTTTAATGGAAAGACGCGCTAAACTCCTTGGGTTGGACATGCCGATTAAGATCGAGCAAGACATAACCTCATGGGAAGGCGGAGATTCAATTGATAGAGCAGTCCGAGACCTTGCCACATTACTCACAACAAACTATGCAATTAGCGCAAGCGAGAGTCCAATGGCAGAACATATCGGCGAGACCGAATCAATTGCCACCGGAATCGAATTGGAAAACTTGGTTGATCTTATCGGGTCGCGGGTGGGGCAAGACGAGGACGGGCGCGGAATGGATAGTTTGGAAAGCGATAACCCAACCGAAGATTAGATGTGCTGTCATTGCTGCAACATCAGCAGACATTACAGACACATGCTTTGAAGGTGAATCAGGAATCATTAGCGTATTACAACGCTATGGCATTTATAAAGAGGACGATTACAACCGCTCGCGATCGTCTTACATGTTGCCAAATGGTTCACGCATTAAAGGATTTTCCGCAGAAAAGCCTGACCGCTTGCGTGGACCTCAGCATCATCATGCATGGTGTGACGAATTAGCCGCATGGTCAAACCCTGAAACATTTGATCAATTACAATTTGGTTTGCGTTTGGGTGAATACCCGCAAATCATGGTTACGACCACACCGCGACCTACAAAGATTGTTAAAGAATTATTAAAAGATCCCGATACAGTCATCACCCGCGGATCAACATATGAAAACAAAGATAACCTTGCTGAAAGCACATTGGTTACATTACGCGCTAAATATGAAAACACGCGTTTGGGTAGGCAAGAATTATTTGGTGAAGTCCTTGATGATAACCCAGGGGCATTGTGGACACGATCATTAATTGAATCATCACGCATTAAATTAGACGATATGCCGCCATTGATTCGCGTGGTCGTAGGCGTTGATCCAGCCGTTACCAATACCGAGACAAGCGATAGCACAGGCATCATTACCGCAGGGCTAAGCGCAGATGGTCAATTTTATGTTTTGGCTGATGACACATTAAAAGCAAGCCCGCAAGATTGGGCTATGCGAGCCGTTAAATCATTTGAACAACACAAAGCAGACCGCATAGTTGCTGAAACAAACAATGGCGGAGATTTGGTTGTTCACCTATTGCAACAAGTTAAAAACTCGGTGCCTGTTAAAAAGGTTACAGCAAGCCGTGGTAAATTAGTTCGCGCAGAGCCAATTGCTGCTTTATACGAGCAAGGGCGTGTGCATCATGTGGGTTATTTTGCACAATTAGAAGATCAAATGTGCGAATACGAACCCGGTACAAATCAGGAAAGCCCCGATCGCATGGACGCATTGGTTTGGGCATTAACTGAATTGAGTGAAGGCTCAGCGGTTGTTTCATTCTTTGCGGCTATGTCTAACATTTGCGCAATATGCCAAACACCTGCAAGCAAGTCCGCTACCTTCTGCCCTAAGTGCAATAACCCATTTGGAGAAATCAATGACCGCGCTATCGCTAAGCCAAACACCTGACCCGCTGGGAATTACGCTACGACAGAACCAAGAATGGGCTATTAATTTTTCATATTGCAACAATGATGCTAATGGAAACCCAGACCTTAACAGCCCAATTGCGCTAACAGGTTACACACCCATTTTGCAGTTTCGTACATCCGCGCTCGCAAAGACCACGGTTTTATCTCTTACTGTTGGCAATGGGCTAACATTTAACCCAACAACATGCCCACAGGTGCAGGTCAATACAGGCATTACAACACCACCGGGTAAATTTGAATGGGATTTAAAATGCACACCAGCAAATGGTGAAGCGATTTATTTGGGTCGTGGGATCGTTCAGGTGGATGCTGAGGTATCGCGCTAATGCCAGTTGATAACACACCCAACATTGTCGTAACACCCATTGAACCACAGATTGTTATTTCTGCGGCAGGTTCTCGCGGTGTTCAGGGCATCCAAGGCACAATGGGTTTACAGGGCGTTCAGGGCGCGTCTGGCGTACAAGGAACCCAAGGTGTAATAGGCGTTCAGGGTACACAAGGAACACAGGGCTTATTGGGCGCACAAGGCGTTCAGGGGGCATTGGGCATCCAAGGTTCAACAGGCGTACAAGGCGCACAAGGTACCCAAGGAATTCAGGGCGCACAGGGTACACAGGGCGTTCAAGGCGTTCAAGGTACGATCGGTAATCAAGGCACACAGGGCACACAGGGAATCCAAGGAATCCAAGGCGTAATCGGTGTGCAAGGTTCAATTGGCGCGCAAGGGTTACAAGGCGTCCAAGGAAATCAAGGCGTCCAAGGCGTTCAAGGCGTACAAGGGTTTGAAGGCGTACAGGGTGTCCAAGGCGCACAAGGATTATTAGGAATCCAAGGCACAACTGGTTTACAAGGAACAGAAGGCGTACAAGGTCACACAGGTGCTCAAGGATTTACAGGCACACAAGGCATTACAGGTCTACAAGGTGTCCAAGGGTTAGAAGGTGTACAAGGTCAAACAGGCACACAGGGCGCAATTGGTACACAAGGTGCGCAAGGAGTACAAGGTAATCAAGGCACCCAAGGCATTCAAGGAATTATTGGTACACAAGGTTTAATTGGTATTCAAGGCACACAAGGCATAATTGGTTTGCAAGGTGTTCAAGGTAATACTGGTGCTGGCGGAACGATTGCATTTTATGGCTCGTTTTATGACATGACCGACCAACCATTAGCAAGCATTACAACCGCACAAGTAGTTGCTATTGGTACCACCGCTGAAAGTAATGGCGTTACCATTGTCAGCGGGGATGAAATTACATTTGTTAATCCCGGAACTTATAGCCTTACATTTTCTATTCAAATTTCTAATTTGGCTAATTCTGTTGAAAAAGCAACATTTTGGTTAAAAACAAACAATGTTGATTATCCTGATTCAGCGACAGAAATTGATTTACAACCTCGTAAATCAGCATCAGAACCTAATCGCCAAGTCATTACAATTAACTATGTAGCCACAGCAACAGCAGGGCAACAAGTACAGATTTATTGGTCAGGCACAAGCACAGACTTAATGTTGGAATCATTTGCGGCAGGTACATCTCCCGTATCTCCTGCGGTTCCATCCATTATTGTTACAGCGACTCAGGTTGCTTATTCAATCCAAGGTGCAACAGGTGCCACAGGTGCGCAAGGTGCTACAGGATTACAAGGCGCAATCGGTTTACAAGGCATCACGGGTGCGCAAGGCACAATTGGTACTCAGGGCGCAACAGGCGAAACAGGCGCGCAAGGTTTGATCGGCGCGCAAGGTATTCAAGGTACAGATGGCGCACAAGGAACAACGGGCACACAGGGTTTAACAGGTTCGCAAGGTATCGCTGGCATCCAAGGCGTTGAGGGCGCACAAGGTTTAATCGGTATTCAAGGAACAACGGGCGCACAAGGTACTGACGGAATTCAAGGTGCTACTGGTGAAACAGGTGCGCAAGGTACACAAGGATTAACAGGTTTACAAGGCGTAACTGGTAGCCAAGGATTAACAGGCAGCCAAGGTACAGACGGAATCCAAGGTACGCAAGGATTAGAAGGTCTACAAGGTACGCAAGGTGTATTTGGTATTCAAGGTGCAATCGGTGAAACTGGCGCACAAGGTACGCAAGGTCTTGTTGGTAATGATGGTGTTCAAGGAACGCAAGGTACTAATGGACTACAAGGCACACAAGGTTTAGAAGGTCTGCAAGGTGTCCAAGGCGAAACAGGATCACAAGGAATTCAAGGATTATTGGGTCTGCAAGGCACAACTGGCGCACAAGGTGTTATAGGTGCGCAGGGTACTGATGGATTAAATGGCGCACAAGGAACACAAGGACTTACTGGTTTACAAGGTACGACAGGTGCGCAAGGAATAGAAGGAATTCAAGGAACAGAAGGTATTCAAGGACTTACTGGTACACAAGGTACAACTGGAATCCAAGGTGAAACAGGATCGCAGGGCTTAATTGGAAGCCAAGGAACAGATGGAATTCAAGGAACAATTGGATTACAAGGTTTAGAAGGCGCGCAAGGTTTAACTGGATTACAGGGTATCCAAGGACTTATAGGAACAGGCGTCCAAGGTATTGAAGGTATCCAAGGAATTCAAGGAACAACAGGTGGTGCTGCAACAGGTTCAGCAACACTTTCAGACATACTCATGTTAGGTGGAATGTAATGCCAACAACTTACAAGGTATTAGGACAATCAAATCCTGCTGCTACAACAGCAACAACTGCTTACACAGTCCCATCCGCCACCAATACAGTCGTGTCTACATTAAGCGTGTGTAATCTATCTACTACGCCAGCAACATATCGTATTGCTGTACGACCAGCAGGGGCATCTTTAACTGCGGCTCAATATATTGTTTATGATGCAAGTTTGTCATCAAACGAAACAATTGCGCTAACACTAGGATTAACTCTTGCGGCAACAGATGTAGTTACAGTTTATGCTTCAACCGCCAATGTGTCCTTCTCTTTATTTGGAAGTGAGATAGCCTAATGTCAGTTGGTTCATTAAATTCAAGCAAAGTACCTTACCCACTTGCTGCGACCTCATTAGTATTTAGCGGTAAGTCAAACACAGGTAATTACAACTATACCGCTGGGCTGACTGCTGGCAATTATGTTATGTCACCTGTTTCATTGGATAGCAATGTTTACACAGGTTCGTATTACATTTACACATCATCCGACGGCGTAAAAAGAACCGCAACAAATGGTGGTAATACCTATTTACAGTTGACTGCATCAGATACTAATGTTTTATTTCGTCCATCTGTTGCGCTGGCTAATACTTTTACAACCACTAATCGCCAGTTGGTTGTATTGACTGGTTCCACAATAAGTGGGTTCTATCCATGTTTCCAAAACATTACGGAAACAGGATTAGTTGGAGTAATGTCTAATTCAAGCACTTTTTACAAAACAACCACTTCGTTTTCTAATTGGACAAGTTCGGCTTTGCCAGATACATGTTACGATTTTTCTTACGGTGCTGGTGTATATGTTACAGTCGGCAATAATGGTATTTATTATTCAACAGATGCAACTACATGGACTTTTACATTTACAACACCATATACAATGTATGGAGTTCGATTTGTAAATAATTTGTTTATTGCAGCAGGTAGAGGCTCTGCTTATAGTTCTACTAATGGAATTACTTGGACAACATTATTTCAAGGATTATCAACACGAACTTTAAATGCTGGTGATTATTTTAATGGCTACCATGTTTTAGTAACTTCTCAAGGTTTTGATGGGGTTAGAATATCAACAGATAATCAAATCTATACTAGATATTCATTAGCAAATACAAATAGCGTCCAAACAAACTCTGTGTATTCAGAC